CTGCTCTATTTTGTGCTGAATAAGATTTAGGTGCTTGGTACTTAATCGATTCTATGCTTTCTTGTTCTCCACCATTTGAAGCTGGTGTTACTGGAGTTACTAGTGATGTTCCTCCAGTTGGTACTGTTATACTAAAGTTGTTAGCACCTTCTGCTTCAGTACCTCTCGTCACAATGTATGATACTTGAACTAAAGAACCGTTTATTAATTTTTTACCTAAAATTCCATCACCAAAATAGATTTGATAGTTTCCATCTATTCCTTCTTGCAGAAAATAAACTTCAGACTCAGGGTTTAATGTTAGAAACTCAGTAGATAAATTATATACACTAAATGAACTTGACGTTGGATTTGAAAAAACTTTAACTTGAATTGTGCTTGTGTCAATCCCCGTTTGATTTAAGTCAAACAAAGCGTCTGGATTTGAACTTTCATCGTAGGTGAATGTAAAAGTTGCAGAAATACCTTGTTTTATTTTTATATTATTGATGGTTGCCGTTCCGCTTATTATCGGCGCAACATATGAATCCGTTGTTATGAATTCATAATATTTTTCATTTATTTGTTCAGATAAAAAAGTGGAAAATACAGGTAAACTAAATGTGGAACCAGATAAACCAGAAACCGTTAGATTTACAGTGGCTTCTGGTGCCACAGCGGATCTAGGAACATAACCTAATAATTTAGCGTGAGAAACTGCTGAAGTTCTTTGTAGTGCAGAATCTAAAAACATTTCATTTGCAACCATGTTCAGATAATATGCATTATATTGAGTGTTATATGTCAATATGTCAAGCAAAGTTGACATACCTGAACCTGAAAAGTTATAGTCTTTAAATGTATTTTGTGCTTTTAAGAAGTTAATTAGATTAGTTTTTATGTTTACAAAATCTAATTCTGCTACTTGCGTATTTGTATTGGCAGCGGCCATTATCTAGTCCTCTTTAGTAGAAGATTGAGTGTTGTTGCTGAGGTATTATTTCCTACATAAAACGTCAGAGTAACATTATAACCATTTCCGTCAGAATTGACATTGACCACAATTGATCTTTGATTTTCTGTATCATCAATAAAAGTTACTCTAGGTTCAAAGTTTCTTACACAATCCCGTATTTCTCTAGCAATTGTTGTTTCCAGAGATTTGCTCGTATTTTCGAACAACAAGCCAGTAAGATTTGTTCCCAAATCCGGCTGAAAAGGCCTGTCATAGTGATTGGTTTGTAAAAGATTTTTCAATGAGCGAATGACGGCCTGCTCATCATAACTGATAGCTACGTCTCCTGTATTTGGATTTCTGTTAAAAGACAGATCCAAATCTGAATATATTTTTTTTAGTGTTATTGCCATTTATTATTTATGTTGCTATTTTTGATTTTAAATAGTCGGTTCCCACTAAATTATTAATCAAATATGTCTGGGTATTACTTATACTTGAAAATCTAGTCAAAAATGCATAGTCTCTCCCTACTTGTATGGTAGCCTGATAGAATGTCCAATCATCATTAATCCTGTTATATATTTGGTTATAAAGTCCTCTAAATGATACATTCATGGTTTGCATCTGAGATGCTGACAATGTACAGGTGTTCGACCAGCCGGGTGTCGGGAAAATATTAAATACACTGGTGGTGTTATCTTTAATTAAATCTGTATAATAGTTAAATGTAGTAACATTAGCCGAAAGCTCACTACCAATAAACAAACTGGTCATTGCGCCCAAACCACCAACAGCATTTGCAATTCCATCAGTTTTATTCAACATAAAAGCATTTTCATTACCATATGCCATAATCGAGTCAAAAGTTGGAGATAACTCAGTTGCAGTGTTTGCTGAGACTCCAGAAACATTGTTTGTATGAGAAATAAAATCACTTAACAATAAAGTCATTGCGATTATATTATTCGCATTTGACAAAAAACTAGCATTACTTGCACCGAGGATACTGTCTACTACATCTTGTGCTCCAGAGGAAGTAAAATCAACACCTATCATGGACGTACCAAATGAAGTAATTGCGATTACTAAATTACTAGTAACATTTCCTACAGGATTTTTATAATATGTTTCTCTATCAACAGGCCCGTTTGCCAAATCTGTTACTTGCCAAGAACTAAATGTAACATTGTTTGAACTTGCATTTAGAATGCTCTTTGCGTCTTGGCTTAGGTCGATTGCATTGCCAAATTTATTATTATCAAACTTATATTCATATCTCTCAAAAACACTATTTGCTGACATAATCTATCCTCATGCTGAAAGTAATGGTGGTGTGAATCCTGGTTTTGTTGCTGCTGGTCCTTCTCCTGCATCTGGAACAATTGGAAATCCTGATGGTCCTTCAGGTGTCGGGTGAATATGTGTATTGTATGTTACCCTTAGTTTTGCTAATGAGCCAAATATATCTCTTGTGTAGATAGTATTCATGATTCCTATGTTACCAAACAATCCATTAAATGTTGGTGCGGAAACAGAGGTTAGTGCGATTGCAACTCCTGTTGGTAATATTGGACCAGGCAAACTGAATCCAACATTTAGTCCACCCAAAGTTTCAAGGCCTCCCGTTGCAAGAACTTTAAATCCTGCACTAATATTTTCTCCCGCACTGATGCTATTCCCAACTCTGAGTCCACCTACAACAGACAAATCTCCATTTACAACAACACTATTTCCTGTGTTTAGATAGATATTTGGTGCCGTGACGGGATTGATAGAATCCAGTCCTGTTCCCGCAGTAATATTAATATCTCCACCAGAAGTTACCTCTAAGTTTCCATCTGCAATTACTGTTCCCGTTCCTTTTACAATTGCATTCAAGTTTTCATTAATTTGTGCATATACGCTTCCTCGCACCTCAAGTTTAGCATCAGCATATACTTGAATATTACAAACTCCTTCAATTACGACATTATTATTATTAACAACAACTGTGAAATTATTTCCTGCAATAGTAGTTTGCATTGATCCATCAGGTTCAATCCAAACTTGTGTATTACTCTTTGCATGTTGAAGTATGATTTGTTCGTTTTCTGGAGTATCGTCCAAAATAAACATGTGTCCTGCTTCAGTTTGTTGTCCATGAATATATGGATAAGTACCTGGTTGAGGAGACGTTGCAATACCTACACTGCCCAATGGAAGATTAAAAGCCATTATTTTTCCTTAAAATATAGTCACATTCACAATTGGTTTTACTGGTCTGTTTACCGCATTTTTAATTACGTTCATCATGTTATTTACAGAAGAATCTAAACTTTGATCAAAGTTTTCAAGAGATTTGCCAATTGCTTCTGCTCCAGCAATTGCGGCCTGTGTTGCCTGCTCTGCTAATGTTATATTTCTTTGTAGAGCTTGAATTTCTCCCAACAAACCTCCTGTGTTAAATCCTAAAGTAGTAGATAATGCAGAAGCAATAGCATTTCTGATAGCGTCAATACATTCTGCTAATGCTTTTCCAATTATCTCTGGAAGTTTTGCAATGAAATCGATCAATAATGCGATATACCTTTCAACTTGTGCTAAAAGTGCAGCGCCGACGATGTATGTTTCAATCAATTTATTAATGTATCTCAATTTTTCTGCAATATATCTTGCTACATCTAAGATAAATGTTGGTAGTGGTCCAGTTAGTCCTAAAGCAGAAAGAGCTTTAGTTACAATTTCTCGTATTGTTTGTACTATGGTTTGAAGTTTTGAACTTTTAAGAAAAGCTTCTAATTGTATAACAGGATTACCTAAGGCCAAGTTTGGAACTTTCACTCCACTTCTTCCTAATGTCATTTGAGTGTTTTTAGGAAGAGGAGAACTAAATGGTTCGCAGAAGTGAAATCCTGGCCTATTATTTGCAGATAATGCTCCGTTAAACACTCCCCTAAATGTGTTTGCTGTTTTTTGAAGCCCTTCAATTTGAGCATCTGTAATAAAACCAGTTGATGGTGGAAGTTGTTCTACTATGTAAACTTGTCCATTCTCTCTTACTTCGTAAGTTTCTCCAAGTCTAACACCACTCAAATTTACATTAACTGTCATTTTTATATTCCTTATGTTGAAATAAGTACAGGAGGTATTTTCGTGTCTTTTCCTACACCAGTTGTAATATTACTGAATGCAGAAAAAGTTCCAAACATAACAGGTGCTTGACCCGATTCACCATCTAAAAAGAAACCCATAACCCAATCACCAACTCTGAGTTGATGCATTGTTGTTGTTGCTGGATTAGTAATTGGATAAATTGGTTGTGCCCAAGGCAAATCTTGAACTGGAACTTTTGCATCAGCCTCAGCAGAGCCGTCACCATGCCAACCAAAAATTCTTACCTGACATCTTCCTAATCCAAGAGGATCCATTCTGTTTTGAACCACTCCTATCCACCAAATGAATCCGTTTTTTCCTATAAAATGTTGCTCATACATTATACTAATTTTCCTGTCTGAATATTTACATTACTATTATCCACTGGTACATTAGGTGAAGCTAGACTGTCTGTTATTGCTTCAACGGTGCAAAAATATCTTCCTCTAAAATCTAACATGTGTCGCACAGCAGAAACTAAGTAGTTGCCTGAGTAGTATTTATTGAGTGCTTTTCCCCTCGAACTATCAGCTAGTGAAAGAGATGGTATATTTAACTTTACCTTTGATCCAACTGTCAATCTGGGATCTCCATATATTCCAAACTCAACGACAATGTATCTAGCCAATCCTATTTGTGCTGTTCTATAAGGAATATAAGTTTCAATTCCAATACTAGGAGCGACGGTTTTTAACGCTTCAATGTCATTTTTTATCAATTCTTGATTTCTTTGTTCCGCATTAGTAGTCATCACTTTGTAGACGGCATCTGTTGTTTCGCTAACAGTTTTATTGTTTCTGTTTGTGTATCCTGCGGTCAAAGAATATGGATTTAATGTCTTTGCAGTTTTAACATAATCATCATATTTAAACTCTGTAACTTTATACTGCTGTAAAAGAGGATCTATTGTTAACAATTTGTTTGCAAAAACTCCATAATTTATGCCTTGCAACGAATCAAAATGATTCTTTATATTCAAGTTTAACATATTTTTGACACCATATGCTAAGTATTGTGGATCTTCTGGTGAATAATAACTTTGAGGACTATAATTATACTCTGCATATATGGGTTGTTCATATAATGATTGCAAAGACCTAAATTGATATCCATAAGCAGTTTCATAAAACAACATGTCGGCACCAACATGTCCATATTGTGCTTTTGTTGGTTTAGCATAGTTACACAACCACTGAATTGCTTGAAATGGTTTTTTATTTGAAATAATAAAACTATATGTGCCTTCAGTATCGTCTATTTGAGATTCTGGTAAAAGATGCCTTGTTGTATTCAGTTCATTTTCTAATATATCGACAATTATTTCTTTTATTGTTTTTTCTTTATATGATTTGATAACTTTCTTTTGTTCTGAAACAACTGTTTCTTCAGATACAAAATTAATTACATATTCTTCATTTCCTCTGGTAATAGGAAAATTTTCTCCAATTTTATGAACTCTGAAATACCTATCTATTGTGTTTGTTTCATTTTCGTTATATTTTGAAAAATTTACTCTTATAAAGTTAAACCCTATTATATTGAACGATTCGATAAAACCTTGAGCATCAGTTAATGCAACATAACCTGACGTTATGTTTGAAAACAAATCTTCATAAATTGAAAGTTCTTTGAGAACTGGTTTGAGATTTATTTTTGTGCCATCCGCAAGAATTAAATCAACATTTTCAATAACATATTCTTGTGGGTTAAGTATATTTGTTGAATTTGCCATTATGATGTATAAAGAACTTTAAATTGATTTTCAATGTCATAGGTATAATCTTTATTAATTAATCCTATAGTTCTCTTTTCTTCATTTACTAATTCCTCATATTCATAACTGTTCACGAATGTTTTATCTATTACCTGTTCAACTTGATTACCATTTGGTAAAGTATAAATGGTTGTTCCTATAATTGTATTTGCATACTCATATTGGTCTATAATTACAATGGACTCGCTACTTTCTCCCGTTGCAACATTTGTGTTTATTATCTTTTTCTCATAATGATGAATCTCGCTTACAGCATTACTTACGGAGCCATATTTACTAGTAATGTATAAATTCAAGTTCAATGGACTTAAAGGCCAATCCCACTGAAGATCCATGATTTTGTTTTGATTGGATAGAGGAATTAACCAATATTGCTCTGATGCACCATAATATTTGTCTGCGACAATTTCTGGAAGATCACCTTCGTTTAATGTGTACTCATAAAAAAGCAAAGGTTGTTTTGCAAGTTGATTAGTCAAATATGTTCTAGTGACAATATTTGTCAGAATAATAGTGCTTCCGTCCGCCTGTGGATAATTAATTAGTGGTAAATTCGAAAAATACTTCATTAGTACCCTTGTAGAATTTTATTTTTGTCTTGAATATTAAGCTCTTTGAATACTAGTCTCAATCTAATCTGAGCAGGAGAGCCGTCATCAAAAGTTGCCCAACCACTTGGAGCGTAGTCTACATCTATGCCTTCTAAAACACATTCGTCTATTTTGTGTATTTTTTTATTTTCGGCACCAGCGTAATAAAATATAACATTAAATGTATCTGGCATAACAAAAAATAATCCAGCTCCAGTTGATCCTGTTCCTATCAATGGTGCAGCATGATATTTGAATTTATCAATAATATTTTTTATGCTTTCGGATTCTTGTGGACTAGTAGGTGTTAAAAGAAAATCAAATTGAAAACTTCTCAGTGCTGTTGCCTTAAATAATAACTGCACTTGTGGGTTAATCGCTAATCCTTGACCTTTTAATAAAACATCAGTTGGTATCAAATCTCCAGTGAACCTTCTCAACACCGCTAAAATTTCAGGATTTGATGATAACGTGTTTAGAGGGTTCGACGTTAATCCATCAATAATTTTTCCTCTGTCTTCAAAAGCTGAACCTAAAGCTTGACCATAATAGGTCACAGTATAATCACTCAAATTATCTTCTTGGTAAGACTGATCATAAGAAACGTTCACCGTGTCCGGCATATATAATGAAATCTCACCTGCCAGTCTTTGTATGGGAGGGCTGATTGCAAATGATTGACCAAACAATGTAAATTGTTGGCCTCCTCTTGTGGCAGATTGATTGGGTTGACCAAATTTTGCAGGGACAGTTTCATTTATTTGAAAAGTAACCCAGTGATTTCGGGTAGGATCATTTCCTAAGTTTTCAGGATACCTGTATGTACTTAGTCGATACTTATTTTCAGTTAATGAAGAAAAAGGATCAGCCATTTTTTGAAGTGTTAGAGTAAGATGGATATATTTATATGGCATATTCAGGACGTTTTAAACCCACAAATCCACAAAAATACATTGGAGACCACACAAACATTATCTATAGATCCTCGTGGGAATGTAGAGTTATGAGTTGGTTAGACAAAAACCCCGATATTGTAAGTTGGGGATCAGAAGAATTAGTTATTCCATACAAATCTCCTGTTGATGGTAAATTTCATAGGTATTTTCCAGACTTTATTGTTAAGACAAAAAACAAAACGATGATTGTTGAGGTTAAACCAGAAAGAGAAACCAAAGAACCCAAGCCAAAGAAAAGAGTGACCAAGCAATACTTACAGGAGGTCATGACTTATGGTATTAATCAATCTAAGTGGAAAGCAGCAGAAGAATATTGCTTGGATAGAGGTTGGGAATTCAAAGTAATCACAGAAAAACATTTAGGAATCTAACATAAATATCACATGACCTCTAAACTAACAACTATAGCGCAGCAACATTCTCAACTAAATGAAGAAATGCTATCCAAGAATAGCATAAAATGGTTGCAACAAAAAATAAGAGAAGTCAGAAATCCAATTTTTGAAACGGCTAGGATAGCCAGAGAGAGAAATCGTAGAGTTAATTTTCCAATATTGGGAAAACTCTATTTCTTTTTCTATGATCCGAAATATGCCGACGTTTTGCCATATTACGACATTTTTCCTTTGGTACTGGTACTTAAACGATATGATGATGGATTTCTTGGACTAAACCTTCATTATTTGCCACCATTACTGCGAGCCACCTTTCTGGATAGGCTATTAAACTTCGCCGTATTGAACGAGGAAGACGATCCTGAGAGGATTCGGATAACATATAGTATCTTGTCAGCATCTAAAAGATATAAGGCGTTTGAGCCCTGTTTAAAGCGTTATCTGTACAACCAGATGGGGTCCAGACTGTTGAAAGTCGAACCTGAAGAATGGGAAACGGCACTATTCTTGCCAGTTGAACGATTCAGAGGGGATAAAAAAATGGTAATGAAAAATAAGGTTTTTAAAGATTCCATTCAAAAAATAAGAAAAGGTTAAATCATGAGAATTAGCAATTTCATTGGTCAAGTAAAAACGAAAGAACTCGCAAGACCTTCTAGATTTGAAGTTTCTTTTTCTGCTCCTGCAGGTTTATCTGAAATATATGATAATGATGTGCCAACTTTAAGATTTGACTGCGAATCTGCTCAATTACCATCAAGAGCAATAATGACTACAGACCAAAAAATATATGGTTATGTTGAAAAATTTCCTTATGAAACTTCATATAGTGATGCTGAGTTTGCTTTTCGTATCGGTGATGATATGAGAGTAAAAAAATTGTTCGATGCTTGGTTGGAATTAGTAAGTCCCAAAAGTACATACAACTTAAAGTATAAGAGCGAATACTCAAGAGAAATCACGGTAACACAATTTAGTCTTACGGGAGAAAAGACATATCAAGTAAAATTACTTAAAGCTTATCCTATAGCAGTAAGCCAATTAGAGTTAGATTGGTCAGCAGATGGTTATCATAAACTATTGGTAGTCTTTAATTATGCCGAATGGAAATCAATAGAAGTTTAATTTTGTAAATTATTTGTAGGAGATCGTAATGCCTTTACCAAAAATTGATGTGGTGAGTTATGAATTGACTTTGCCAATATTAAAAAAAACAGTTAGATATCGTCCATTTCTTGTAAAAGAACAAAAAATTCTTTTGATGGCCGCTGAGACTAAAAATTCAGAAGCCATAGAAAAAGCGATGCGCCAAGTTTTAAATAATTGCTGTTTAGACGACATTGATGTGGAAAATTTAAGTTTGCTTGATGTTGAGTATTTCTTTCTGAACCTTAGGGCGATTTCTGTTGGTGAAATTATAGAAAATCGATTCAGATGCAAAAATGTTGTGAATGATGAAGTTTGCGACAACTTAATGCAAGTAGATTTAAATCTAAAAGAAGTTGCAATAACTGGGATGGATGAATATAAAGACATCATACAAATTACTGAAAAAATTAGTGTGAAGATGACTTTACCAAAATACTCTTTGCTTGAAAAAGTAGTTGGAAAACAAGAAAATGAATTATCTGGTTTTGTATTTGATTTATTGATTGATTGTGTTGAGTGCATTTATGATGGAGAACAAACATATTATGCAAAAGAATCGTCAGAAGAAGAATTAATTGAATTCTTTGAGAGCTTGAATGCGGAACAATTTAAGAAAGTTCAAGATTTTTTTTCTTATATACCAAAATTAAATAAAGATAAAGAAGTTACATGCGACAAATGTGGATATCATCACAAAATTGAATTTGAAGGAATTGAAAGTTTTTTTATGTAATGTTTAATTATGATACTTTGGAAAATTATTATGTGACGAATTTTAATTTGATGCACCACCATAAGTATAGCCTAACGGAAATTGAGAATATGCTTCCTTGGGAAAGAGAAATTTATGTAAGTTTACTTGTTAAACACATAAGAGAAGAAAACGAAAGAATTAAACAACAAACAACGAGAAGATAACATGGCACAAAAAACAGAAATGTCAAGTAAAAGTTCTGGACAACTAAAACCTGTCTTGGATGAATTGAAAAAACAAAAAAAATCTGATGAGCCTAAGTTAAAGAGGTCTCCTTCTCCTCAAGAAAAAATTAGAACAAATGACGCCATTTCTATGGTTATTGCAAAGTTGTATGTCAGTACACAAAAAGAACAACAAATAAACAAACAATATCGCAAAGAACAAGCGGATTTCAATAATAAATTTAAAGAAGATTTAATCAAAACAGTTAAATTAACTAACGCATCCCTCAAAAAAACTATTGAGAAATCAATTAAAATTAATGAAAAAATATTAGAAGAAAATAAAACCACCAATGAAAAAGCTCAATTATTTTCAGAAGAAACCGAACAGGAAAAAAATAAATCAGATCAACAACGACATGAAGAACTAATCAAAGCTATAAAAGAAGGAAGCGAAGAAAAAGGATCAAAAGCAAAAAAAGAAAAAGAAGGTGGGTTTCTTGGTTTATTAACAGGCGCTGCGATGTTTATTACTAAATTGTTTCCTTCATTTGGTAAGTTTGTGACTGTAATCAAAGGATTATATAAATTGGGAGAAGTTGTATTTAAGATTGCTCGATTTATACTTCCTTTAGCAAAAGATTTGGTAATGTTTTTGGTAAGAAATCCTGCCGTTCTTGCTGCCTTAGGTACATTGGCTGCTGTGGTTAAAATGCAAAATGTTACAGAAGAAGCCAAAACAAATAAAGAAAAAGAAATTGCAAACCAACTAAAAAGTATAGAAGCATCATCAAAAGACCTTGCTGAAAGAGGTGATGTTGCGGCATTAAAAAAATTACAAGAACAAAGAGATGAATTAAAAGGTAAACAGGTTGTCATAGATGTTATGGAAAATAGACCAATAGAGAAATCATTGAGTACGAAGTTAGCAAAAGAAAATGAAACTTATGTTGAAGATAAACTTTATGCTGCTGCTCAAGCGGGAAGTAAACCTGCACAGGATCAACTTGAAAAGATGGATCAAGAAAGAATTCGAAAAGAAGTCGGAACAAAACAAACTTATAATAGTAAAACATATTCTCCTGAAGGCATAGAAATTTCTGATACTGGCATAACATATGAAGAAGCATCCAAAGATGCAAAACAAAAAATAATAAAAGAAAGAGAAGAAAGATTCAAAAAATCAGAAACTAGTCGCACCGAAGAAATGAATTTTGCGGAAGTGGTTAACAAAAATTTTGAAACAATTAAGAAAAGAGAAGGCTTTAGAACAAAAACATATGCTAGTGCAGAAGGAGGCACTGATACTGTAGGAATAGGTCATAAACTTACTAACGATGAAGCAAAGGCAGGTGGAGTGTATATTAAAGGACAATTAGTAAAAGTTGATAGAAATACTCCTTTGACTGAACAACAAGTTTTAGATTTATATTATCAAGATATAAACAAGCACATGATGGGTACAAGAAAAATAATAGGTCCAGACGTTTTTGATAAACTACCAGGGAATAAACAGTATGCCTTAGCAGAATTGTCCTTTGCTGGTGGACCTGGATTAATAACTCCACAATTAGTTAAAGCACTAAAAGCTGGTGACATGGAAAAAGCAGAACAGGTAATTAGGCAAACTGGAAGATACTATACAAAAGATAAAGGTACAGCACAAGAGAAGAAAGTAGAAAGTCCATATCACGCAAAACATGCTGATATCAGGGCTGATATGTTTGCGAAAGGAATTCCTGGAGATGGGAGAGGTACTACTCAAATGGTTGCTGCGACTAGTACCAGTTCTGGTTCAACAGAAACAGTGACTGGTTTACCTTCTATGGCAGAACTTGAAGGTATTAATATGAGTCTTATGGGAGAAGATGCGTCAGAAAAGAAACCTTCAATATTTGGTATGTTAGCAGGTCAATTAAAAGACCAATTGGATTTAATAGAAGGATTCAAAACAGGAGAAGGTGCAAAAGAATTAACGGATGTGCTTCAATCAATATCTCCTCCACTGAAAACATCTGCGTATAATAAAACCGAGAGTGAAAGAGTAGCTTTAGCTGATGGTAAAAACGTAGGGAACATATTGGTCAATAATGCTCCAACAACAGTTGTTAATAATGGTGGAGGTCAACCTGCACAGTTAGCTAAAGCTGAAGTCCGAGCATCATTACCTATTTTAGAAAAAGTTTTGTATAATTACATGACATAAAAAACCCCGCACTAGGCGGGGCTAAACAAGACCGTCTAGTCTGTTTAATCTTCTGCTGCCAGCTTTGCAAAGTAACTCATATCATCATCTTCATCCAAATCTGGTGAAGTCTTAGGAACAACTTTTGCTTTAGGTTTCTCATCAAAAGACGCATCCTCTACAGTAGTTGTTGGTGTAGCACCAGCATTACCAAGAACTTTATCGAGTCTTGCTTTGATAGCATCATAAGACTTAAACTTGCTGGGATCAATCAACTCTTTCAAAGAGTATTCACGCTTCCATACTTTTTCAAGTTCATCGTCATCATCAAGTAGTGCAGCAGGTGCTTCAAACTCACACTTGTCGTAGTTTTGATAGCCATCAACTTTACGAATCTTGACTTTGAAGTTAGCACCTTTCCACAAATCAAATGGATTCAGCGGCTTCTCATCTTCAAACTCTGGGTTCATTGCACCATTGATTTTATCAAAGATGCTCTTACCATATTTGAACAAGAACACTTTACCATTGTTCTCTGGATGTTTTGGATCTTCAACGATGTAAATGTTAGAAACATAAGTGAGTTTACGTTTCTGATCACGGGCAATCTTTTTGTTTGCTTCGATGCCTGAGTTCCACAATTGTGTATTGTGTTCACACACAGGACACTTTTCATTTAGTGTTGTGCGGCAGTCATCGATGAGCCAACCACCAGGACCTTGAAAGCCATGACGGAACATTTTGACCCATGGGAGTCCATCTTCATCTTGTGGTGGTTCGGGAAGAAAACGAATGACTGCATAACCGTTACCAGATTTATCGATCTCTGGTTTCCAATAACGATCATCATCGGAACTTGCTTCGGTGTTTGTGTTGATTGATTCTAGTGCTTTGGATAGTTTGTCCAGGTTAGACGAACTCTTTTTCAATTTAGAAAAATCCATTATTATCTCCTTGTATTAAACGTAGTATAAACGATATATTAAACGACTTGTCCACATACATCACATGATATCACAGTATTTATCATACTGCAAGAGCGTCAATAATTAACTGCTTAGTATTGCCTAAATCTCTATGAAGAATGCCGATACCACCGTTCTCAATGAAACCAGCAATCACATAGTCTGTATCATCCACTAGGATGGTATCTGAACCTTTAGCATAATTGGCTTTTAATCTGCTACCAGGAATAATATTTGCTTTATATTTGATGCCGTGGTCTTGCAACCATTTTTGTTTTTGTTCCGTCACTTCTTTATGATATTTAGGTCCACCACTTGAACTAAGAATCTCTATATTAACATTTGGAATATTGTCAACAAACTCTAACAGTTCTTGGGCACCTGGCCACCATTCTAGTGTTGCGAAGTTACCGCCTTCAATGAATGTTGACCAATCTGAAGTAAACTCTTTTAGTTCTCTAGACCTATTCGCAGATTTGTTGAATAGTTCTTCAAACCGTTTCTCAAAGTTAGCTAGTACACCGTCCATATCAAGATATAGTGTTTTCATATAGTTCCTTCAATTTATTCTTATACTTCATTTTATCATAAACAACAAATGGCGTATACTTCTTTATTTTTCTTTGCCACATTGGCCATACAATATCATCATCAATTTTCTTCTCCCACATTGGTAAAAAGTTCATCAAGTTATTCATTATCACAAGTGTTTCTAGTGCAACCTTCTTTCGCATTATCTGCATCAGTAGAACAGGAAAAGAGCCGTCTACGGGTTTAATTATATCATGTGCATCGAAATTGTCAAGTAAATATTGTGTGTCAGACTCAAACTGGTAGAATAGAGATTGATTTCTTTTCTTCCATGCCATATAGATTTCTTCTGCTTCCTCTGTCAATAATTCACCAACCCACTTAGAATCATTTACAAGAAAGTTAGCCACAAAAAAATCTCTAGCATCTTCTAGTGTGTGTTTTCTTGATAGACGATAAAAGGCGTATTTGTTTTTGTGTGTGAGGAACGATTCTTTGGTCGTATTAGTCTTGCCGTTATACTTGAAGTAGTCATAACTATCGGTGGTAAAATGCAACCTCAAAGCATTATACATCATGTAAACGGCTAGGCCGCTGTTTTCACTCATAAAGGTAATCTACTAGTTTTCTTTAGTTGATTGTTCTTCTCGGCTTGTTCTCTGATTTTTGATTTAAGTGCTGATGATATAAGAGTGGATGCAACCTCTAATTCTAAACCTGTTTGTTCACAATGATAGAGTATTGCATCCAACAAATCACACTTCTTCTCACCAGCCGTGGCTTCAATCATCAGGCTGAATGATTTCATTTCTTCTCTTGTAGGCATTATGTCCGTGTATAAAAAATATGATTACCAATTTTCATAACAACACCTTTCTTATTCCATCCAGGATTAACATAGGTTGCATGATAAAACATTACGTTATGTGCTGCAATTTTAGCATGGGCAATGGGTTCTGTCAATGCTTTTTTGGCAATATATTGTGCTTCTTCCCATAGGTATTTACTTCTTGGATGAGTAACTTTTTCGCATGTCCAACTAAATTGGCATACTGTTAATCCTCTATAAAAGGTTCTCTGATAAACAACACCACAAATGGTGTTTGGATAGTTACCCGATTTCGTTCTGTTGATGGTAACTTGAGCTACAGCAAGTTTTCCTTCGAATGATTCACTTGCTGCTTCATAATAGATATTTTTGGCGAGACACTCAACGTCTTTAGCCATAACTTGTTTAATTTCTTGTTCAATCTCATTTGCAACCTGTTCTGGTATTGTATATGCAAATACAGATACAGACAATAATATTGCTACGATCAAAAAACTTATTCCACTAAAAATATTTGTGAATTTATCTTTAAGCATTACTTCTCCTTAGTAGTTAGAGGTGTGCCGAAGCACACCCGTTCCCGATCAGGTAGACTTTTTGCTAGTAGTCTTTTCTGTTGTGATGTTTGAAACGAACCCATTCAAAGACTGTGCTTTGTTAATGATGTCTGTTTCTGTGGGATATGATGGATAAGGTGGATGATCAGGTATTGGTTGTCCGTTTAGTTTTGCGGACTCTACTTTTACATGCCACTCTTGTTGCAGGCGATCTTTATTAGAATGATATTCTTCTAACAAAAGTTCTTTCGCCATTCTTAAAAGTTCGAGGCGAATCTCGAACGGTGTGAGATTACTCATTTACTTCTCCTTATTGTGTGTTGTGTGTAAAGTGGTGGTTTTTTAGAATTGCTTCTGGGTGATGCCACCAAACCCAGTGTATAATACTATTTATAGTTGCCCAGCTTTGTAAGCATCAAGAGTTTTCTTGAACTTACCTGCATGAGAACGTTCTGCTTTTGCAAGTGTTTCAAACCAATCTGCAATTTCATCAAAGCCTTCTTCACGGGCTGTTTTGGCCATACCTGGATACATATCGGTGTATTCGTGAGTTTCACCTTCAATGGCAGATTCAAGTGCTTCTGCAACATTACTTACTTGCATACCTGTTGCAGGATCGCCAGCGGAACCATTCAACAAATATTCCATATGACCGTGTGCATGTCCAGTTTCACCTTCTGCTGTGTGACGAAATACCGCAGCAACTTCTGGTGAACCTTCAATGTCAGCCATGTTTGCAAAATATAGATATCGGCGATTTGCTTGTGATTCACCCGCAAACGCTTCTTTCAAATTCAATTCAGTTTTAGTTCCTTTGACGCTCATAGTGTCTCCTAATTAACGATTCGCAATATACATTGTGATTTCAAAACCAAAACGCATATCAGTT